CTAACTGTCCACTCTGCTTTCCCTTAACTTGGCTACCAGCTCATGTACTCCGGTAGAGCCGGAGGAAAGAATTAAGCCGGTAATCACCTTTGCAATAATAGGCAGCTGTGAACTGTAGCCCATCAAAGCAAAGAAATCAATGTCGAACATCAAAGCAAAAAGCGCTCCGAAAGCTACCGCCCATACCGGTGCCTTAACGATGTTCATTACCTTGTCACCCACAAGCTCCTTCACTCTGTCCACAAGGAACTGGATCAGGATTGCGAATACCACGATAATAGTTACTGCATTGCTTAAACTTGCCATTTTCTGCGTCTCCTTCCATATTTTTTTGTATTTAAAAAAGGGCTTTGAAAGCCCTTTTAAACACCTTTGCTGCATTCAAAAAGGAGCCTTGTTTCAGACTCCTCATTTACAAGAAAAACCCCGTCAACATTTTCCTGAATGTTTATCAACTATTCAATTCTTCTACAGTTATACTCACTGACATCCAACTGCTTTTCTATGTTTTCAAAAGCCTCCCTGTAATACGATTTGACCTCTTGGGAAACCTGCTTTGTGTGTTCTAATTCAGTCACGAGTTTTCTCAGCAGATCCGATTGCTGAGTAGTGATGTCACACAACAGGTCTATCACCGCCAACAGATTCATAAAGCCACCCTTTCCGGCATTTCATCGTTTATTCCGCAGCATCTTCTGCAGCTTCGATTGCTGCTCTTACATCGTCCCTGAATTTCTCCGGAATACTGTCGATTGTTCTTTTTCCAGCCTTTACTAATTTAATATACAGTTCCAACATCTTAATTACCTCCCGTCTTTGCTTCATACAGTTCCGCTACTGCGTTCATAATAATGAGCTGATTTTCTTCTGTTGCGAGCAGTTTTTCATAGAGTTCTGCCTGTGCTCCCATGCTGATCAGAATGTTCTCGTTTACTTTTTCAGTGTTCTCTTCCTGCTGGATCAGATTATAATACTCTTCTTCACTCAGGAAACGATACTCGCATGTATAGCCCACTTCTTTCTCTTCGCTGCCATCCATACTGTCTCGTTCGATACGATTGATATTTCTTCTCTGGATGTAAGTATTGGCATTTACCATTTCCAACGTTTCAGGCAGTGAGGAGCAATTCTCTGTTTTCCATCCTTGCATTTTTATTTGCCTCCTTGTCCATTTTAGATATGATGCGTTTGACCGCCCTCACGCTTATAAGTGGCTTAATATACATCAGATACCACTCATAGGTGTCAGAGTGTGTTATCCAGCCCATCAGGGAAATAAAACCCTTGCAGAGCCTTAATGGATATTTCTTCTTTTCCATCTTCTTTTTATTGAGTTTCCTTGCTATCCTCGCAATATGTATCAGCGTATGCTTTCTTATGATTACCCGATTTCGATAGAACAGCCAGCCCATTGCCGATACTTCCCTGCCGGTTCTCCTGCCATTCTTTTTAATGTACTCAAACCGGAACACCTGCCAGTCACCTTTCATTTTCAGCCTGATTTTTCCAAGCCACTGCTTAATGAATATAATCGCCATGTGCAGCTTCTTTTTATTATCATCTGCCATCGTGAAATTATCCATATACCGGATAAAGTGTGCTATTTTCAGCTTGCACTTTATCAGAAAATCCAGCTCCTGCAGGAGAAAGTTTGCCAGCCACTGTGACAAATAAAAGCCCAGTGGCAGCTTATCTGGAAACCATGTCAGGCACACATCTATCAGATACATAAATAAAGCATCTTTGATACGTTTTAACAGTTTTGGTCGGATAAACTTATACTTTGCATGGTCATAAAAATGTCGGATATCGCACTGTGCAAAATTCCGGATACCTTTCCCAGACTGAATCCATCTTTTCATCGCTTTCATTCCCCGATGTGATCCACGCTTGGGAAAAGACGAATAGCTGTGATGGTAACTGCTCCCTTGAATAATCGGCTCCAGAATTAGCACAATAACGTGCTGTATCCACAATTCAACCATTGTCGGTACATATATGACCCTTGTTTTCCCAGCTTCTTTTATAATAACCGGGTTATGCTTTGGTGGTTTAAATTCCAGTTCCGGATTTTCCACCTTCCATCCGGCTGGCTTCGTATTCTGGATAATTTTCTGTATTTTCTCAACCCATCCATCTA